ATTTATTTTTAACGATAATATTTAAAATCAATTAGAAAATAAAGAATATCAATAAAAAAATTTCTGCTCGTAACAGCCAGCTACCTAAATATTACAGTATTATATTTAGGATAAATAGTGGAAAATACTGTATTCTATTGTTTTTTTTATAGAATTTCTAACTGGCTAGTCGGTATAGATGAATATACTAGATTAGTAATCTATATTCGGCAAAACACCTTGAGGTTCGGGGAAACCATAAAGCTCTAATTACTCCTTATTTATAGGAAACTATAAATAATAGGCACGTTAATAGCGTCGCTCATAGTAAAAATATTAGAGATGATTCCTAAATTAGGATGAAATTGGTAATCCGCCACCTAACTAGCTAAGGAACGTAATAGTAAGTTCTATGCTGGGGGCTCACAGACTGAACGGGTGTTGGTCACTAATGATGGTCTAACTAACCAGAAGTGGCTTAAGATACAGTCGGTCCGCTGGAGAAATCCAGATCATATACAAAGTTTTCTAAAACCTGAATATATGAAGTCGGTAATTAATATCGACTGGATAAACGGGATAAGTCAGTTCAATTTTGGGATTGAAATAGCAACACTCTATATACTAGCAGTATGGTATATAGGTAAAGGTGAAGGATACTGTTATTATTTTTACTAATACCCAAATTGCTAGTACAAATAGAAGAAAATGACAATTAGTATTCTATATTGTGCAACACATTCAAATTGCGGGAACTTCCTAAAGCTTTAACTACTAAGTCATGTAGGAAACTATATGATGGACGGGGTAATGACCTTGTGTAAAGTAAAAACGTTAAAGATAATTCCTTTATATTAAAGGATGAAATGGATAATCCGCAGCCAAGTTCCTACGTCTGTTTTTAACTAGGATATGGAAAAGGTTCAGAGACTAAATGTTTGTGGGTCATAGGAAATTAGTTATTTCCAATAATTGGCTTAAGATATAGTCCAGCCATTAGAGAAATCTAATCCTTTTTGGGAGACTTTTGTCAGTCGAACCTTGAAGGGACTTTTAAAGTCGGATTTGCTGCCAAGCAAAAGAATCGACAAATATACCTCAAGATGTCTACGACCAAATTTTGTGTGAAATAAAGAAAGAGAGAATAAAAGATATGTCAAAATTAAATCATGTAAAAATGAGACAAATCTTAAAAAGATTAAATTTAAATAAATATTATGAACATATTCATCATATTATAAATAAATTAAACGGATTACCACCGCCAGTTTTAAGTCGTGAATTAGAAGAAAGAATGAGGCTAATGTTTAAAGAAATTCAAAAACCTTTTTCTGAATGTTGTCCAAAAAATAGAAAAAACTTTTTAAGTTATTCATATGTTATACGAAAATTTTTAGAATTATTGGGAGAAGATGAATACATTCCATATTTCCCTCTTCTAAAAAGTCGTGAAAAACTTTATCAACAAGATGTTATTTGGAAAGGTATTACAAAAATGCTTAAATGGGAATTTTATCCTTCTTTGTAAGTAATTGATATTATCATAAATATATTTGTTATAATATATAATAGATACATATGATAAATATACCAGAAAATTATCAGATTATAATTTTGGGAATAGTTTTATTACTTCTTGGATATTATGCATTAGTTCTTAATAAAAAAGTTGAAGGGTTTGGGTGTGGATTGAGAAATCCTCGTGCTTGTTTAAGAGAAATTAGAGATTTAAAAAACAAACTAAAAAATGCTATCCCAAGTATTGATAGTGTTTTCAATCCTATTAAAGATTGGATTAATACAAATTTATTAGGTAAAATAAATGAAATTAAGAATAAAATTTCAGGTTTGCCCGAAAAGGCTAAAAATAAAATATTAGAAATTTTGGAAAAACCAATTTCTTTTGTTAAAGATTTAATAGAAAAAGCAAAAGATATTTTCAAAAAAGTTTACAACACTATTAAAAATATAGTTACTACAATGGTGAATTTTATTAAAGATAAATTACAACCATTTATAGGAAATAAATTAAATTTTGTAAAAACATTTGTAATGGATAAAATTTCACCTATTTTGAATAAAACTTTAGGTTTTGTAACTGATAAATTAAAAAAAGTTTGGGAAATTGCTATTAATGCAACTGGTATCCCAGATATGTTACAAACTGGTTATTATATAACATTAGGATTTTTAGTTTGTGGAATTGCTCTTAATAGTTTTAGTATATTTAGTTATCTTGTATCTCCTGTAAAATGTCTTGAATGTTCTTGTACTTGTGATTAAAAATAAAACAAAAATTTTATATCCTATTATATTAATAATATATAGTTTAAATGAATTCATATTCTGTAATAGTTTTAGCAATTATAATACCGTTTCTTTTTTTATTTACACTTCAAAATAAAAATATAGAACATTTTAATTTTATTTCAGATATCAAAAATAAAGTAACTGGTTGGGTAAATAATACAATAGTAAAACCCGTAAAAGATGCTTCTTCATCAATTTCTAATTTATCAGTAAATATTGGAAATAAAGTTCTTGATGGCGGAAGTAAATTTATAGGAAGTATTTCAGATGGGGTCATGGAAGTAAAAGATAAATTTTTAAATATTTTTAATGGATTAAAAGATAAATTAGTTAATTTTATTAAACGTTTAAAAAATGGTTTATCATCATTTATGGGTAGTAGATTGGAATCAGTTAAAAAATTAATAGAAGATAGAGTAAATAATATTGTTAATATAAAAGATTATATTTACGATAAAATTAAAGAAATATGGGAGGGAGTTGAAAAAAGAATTATGCAATCATTTCAATATATATTTTATGGACTTTTAGCATTGAATGCTATATCATTATTTGGATGTATATTTAATTTAATTAAATATTTTTTTCCTAGAGGATGTCCAACTTGTTCTTGTCAAAGTTGTTAATTTGATTTTGTAAAAATTCTATTTGATTTTGTAAATTTTCAAATCTACTATTATTATGATCAAAACGTTCATTTATACCATCTAGTCTTTCTCTTAATAATTCTGTAAAATTATTATAGTTTATTATATGTATATCTATTTTACGATTTGTACTTTCTAATGGATATATTAATTTAACACTTTCACTGATTACATTTAAAAATATTCCAAATATAACTGAAAGAATAAGAATAATACAATTATAAATAATATTTAAATTTAATCCTTGTATTTTTTGCAAATTATTATTAAATATTTGTATATTTTGTAATAAATTATCTTCATTTATCATTTCATGTTGTGATTGATTAAAATGAGTAAATTTAAATTTATTAAAATAAATTTCGTCATTATTTTCTAGAATAATTGTTTTTGGAATATTTGGAAAAACTGGCATTTTAAGATCAAATTTTTCAAGTAAATAATTAAATACTAATTGTTTTGGTACAATATTTTCAAAAATCATATAATTAATAATAAAAAAAATTGTGATTGTAAATATAAAAATTTTAATACATCCAATCATTTTTAATATAATTTTTTTTATTATTAAATGTTTAATATATTTTTAAATTTAGACAGTTGACAATTTAGGGGGACAAGATGGACAAGAACATTTTGGACAATCTACTGGCATTAAATATGAAAATATTGGTACAATTACTTGTCCTAAGATAGTAATAAATACTAATAATGCTCCAGCTATCATTATATTTTGCAATGGTCCTTCAAATTTTTTAACAAGTGGATCAAAAAGACCACTTAATTTATCAACTATTGTTTCTTTGATATTTACAATTCTATCTAATGTGCCTCCAATTTTACTTTTCATATTACTTATGAGATTTTCAAAAAATTCTTTTATTGGACCAAGGATTGAGTCTAATCCTGGTATTCCAAATGCGGAATCGCTATCATCAGTTTTTGTTTTTTGTGATGCTGGCGGTTTCCATGCTTTTTGATTTGTTGATGCTGCTTTTGTAACATTTGATGTTACTCTTTTTGCTCTTTCTGCTATTTTCTTTTTAAGTGCAGCAATATTACCAATAAATCCAAATTCTTCTATAACTTTATTATCTAAAGATTGTAATGTCATAACTTTTATTATAAGTTATAATAATAAAATAATTTAACAATTATATAACAATTACAATTTATATGTAATTTAAATGAATAGTGCATTATCAGGAGTAGTCGGATTTTTATTAATTATTGGTACTATTATTTCATATGGAATTCAATTTCATAAAATAATAGTAAATAAATCGATAGATGGAATTAATATTTCCAGTTTAGTAATGGGAGTAATAAGTTCAATATTAACAATGTATGCCTCAATTTTATTAAATTTAGATGAATTGAGTTCTTTTACAATTGGATTGGATGTATCTCAATTAATTGTTGTTTGTATTTGTTGGTTGTCTTATTTATTAATATATATGTATCATACAAAAAAGCCTAATTCTAATTCTAATAGATTATTGGAATTTGCTTATTTTAGTGACATGGATGTTCAAGATTATAAATATATATTTATATTATTTTGTTTATCTTGGATAGTATTTATTTGTTTTGGAACAGTATCAATTATTATACCGCATTCTAATGTATTTATTGATATAATGTTTTCTATATCTGCCGTAATGAGTGTGTTACAATGGATACCACAAGTAATAGAATCTTATACAACAACAATAGTAACTAGTTCATTGTCACTTATAACATTAAGTATTAATACAAGTGGTTGTATATTAACCGTAATATATCAAAGTGTTATAAATGGTGAAAAAGTAGTATTAATGATTCCATATATTGTTGGTGCTATTTTACAAATATCTATTATGGTTATTTTAAAATTTAAGAAACCTCGTGCGATATTTGATGATTATAATGATTTAGGAAGATTTGATAATTACGAAGATAGTCGCGAAGATGTTCCAGTAGCAGTTTTATAAGTAAATAAAAATTGAAATATATTAATTATTATTAAAACATAATTATGGAGTTTTGTAAAAATTGTAATAATTATTTATATATTAAGGAGGATACCGAACAAAGAAAAATCTTTAGTTATTGTAAATTATGTAATTATCAAAAAGAAACTATTGATACTTGTATCTTTAAAAAAAAATATAAAAAAAGTGATAGTCATCCTCATATAAATCATCAATATATGAATGAAGATCCAACATATCCACGAATGAATACTAAATGTTCAAAATGTAAAACAGAGGGAAGTAATGCATATTATCAATGTAAAAATTTGAGTATTGTAATTGTATGTGCTAATTGTCATCATAATTGGAAGTTTGTTGGAACTAAGACGCGTTCTACTAATGAATCTCCTGTATTAAACAATAATGATGATACACATTAAATATTAAAATAGAAAGTTTTTAATATGTAGAAAAAACATTGTTATATAATAACGTTCTAATAATGGAAAGTTATGATTATGCATTTAAATTTATTCTTGTCGGTGAATCTGGTGTTGGTAAAACATCATTAATTGAAAGATATATAAATAAATATTTTATATGTATAAGTGACGTTACAATTGGAGTTGAATATAAATATAAGATAATAAATATAGATAATAAAAAAATAAGAATTGAAATATGGGATACAGCTGGTCAAGAACGTTTTCGGTCAATAACCAGATCTTATTATCGAGATGCTATTAGTGCTTTTCTTGTTTATGATATTACACAGAGAATGTCTTTTATTCGCATACCTAGTTGGATTGGTACTTTAAATCAAAATGCGCCTAATAATTTATTATTTAAAGTTCTTATTGGGAATAAGATTGATAATGATTATATGCGTCAAGTATCTAAAAAAGAAGGGAAAAAGATGGCTAACTTATATAATATACCTTTTTATGAAGTAAGTGCTAAATCAGATAACAAAATTGCTGATATATTTACAGATATTGCAAAATTGATTAAAAGGGAATATGATAAGGGAAATATTATTCAAGGAACAAAAGGTTTTAAAGTTTCTGAAAAATATTTTAAAGAGACAAAAAAAGAATCGAAATGTTGTTAAAGGAAAATTAAAATTTAATATATTTTTAAAATTGTATATAATGAAAGTAACAATTTTAAAAAAATATCCCACATCATATATTCATAAATTAAATTATCTTAATAAACGGTATATTGTAATTCGTGATTTACTTGAAAGAGATAAAAATATGCCAGATGAGTCTGTCACTTTTTATACAGTATTAATCATGTCTAATTTACTATATCGAGATAATGTTTATGTATTATTATATAAATTAATACCGTGTTATGACATATGTGAATTAATATTTAAATTTACAGGTCATCTGAGTATATCGGATAATATTAGATATAATGTTCGTCCGCCAATTTAGTATATAAATTTGTATTATATCTTTTCCATTTTTTAGATTTTGTTAAAAAAATAAATGGCAACCATTTTACAACACCTTCTTCTTCTGTATAAATTTCACCAGACCATTTTAATACTAAATATGTAATTACATTATATTCTTCTTCAATTTCTTCTTGAAATTTGATTAAATCTTTTTCTAAAATATTTAATCCTGTTTCTTCTTTTAGTTCTCTTATTGCTGCTTGTTTATGTGTTTCGTTTGGTTCAACTTTTCCACCAGGTAAATTAGCATCAGTTTTATCATCTTTTAATGAAACTGATAGAAATTTTTTATTAAGTTTATCTATTAACAATGTACAAGAAGCTTTCTTCATTTGTTAATAGATATTATATTATAAATTCTTATGCTTGTTTATTATATTTTTTTAATAAGTTTTGATCAAAAAAATACAAGCCAGATCCTTGACCACATAATTTTAATTGTGTAGATAATATATTCAATTGTCTAATTAAATCAAGTTGTAAATTTATCATTGAAGTTTGTAAAAAATTACTTAAATTGTGATTATTAAGTTTAGTTGAATAATTATGTAATTTTTGTAATGAATTATTTATAGATGTTTCAAAATCAATCGTATTTTTTAAAGCACTATGTGCAGACCATGAATTTGTATTTATTGTATCAATTTTTGTAAATTTAATTTTTTTATTATGTTTTTGTTGATAATTAATTAATGTAAGAGCTAAAGATTTTTTAGCATCAGATAAATTTTGAAATAATTTAGATAATCCCATCATTGATATTTCATTTTGTGAAAAATAAGTGGACATTACTAAATATGCATATGAACCATATAAAAACATATTAATTTGTTCATTTATTAAATTATTACATTCTCGTTCGCAAATACTATTAGAATTATTATTAGAATAATAACTATTAGAAGTACAATTTTTCATAGTGACATCATTTTTTGTTTTTTTTTTTTGATTTTGATTTAAATAATTTGTATTTGACCAAAAACTATTCATTATGAGTGTTTTATATGTTATAAAAAATATAATTTATGTATTACTTACGCATTAAGATATATATATAAATTTATTCTATATATAAAAAAAATTTGAGATATGAAAATTGTTGGAATTATTAAAAGATTTGTAATATAACATATATATATTAAAAATTTACGTAGAAAAATTATCATGAATGGTTCTAAATTAAGAAAAAATAATGCCATAAGACTAAAAAGTGTTGTAGTACAAATAAAAACCAAGAATGGTTTATATATAAGTAGTATAAATCTTATATAAAATATTATTATCTTCCAACAAGATTTTTTTATTGAATTTTTGTACTTATCATATTTATTATCAAAAATATCTTCTCTACATGTTGGACATGTTTTTTTCCTTTTCATCCAAGTTTTTATACAACGATTGTGATAATAATATTTACATTTACATTTTGTAAAAAATTTTTCATATAATAAGGTTTTAGAACTTTTTGTTTTTATATTTTTTAAACATATTGTACACTTTTCTTCCATTATTGATAAAATATATGAAATATATACATTATTTTTGTTATTTATCTCTATTTATTTTTTTGTTATTTATCTCTATTTATTTTTTGTAATAGTTTATTAAGAACGCATTTATAATTAAATTTAATTATAAATGCATTTATTATTAGTTACTGGAGATTTAGGCTAGAACTCTAGAATTGTATTTATTTTTCTTTTTATTATTTTTTTTACGATTTTTTCGTTGTTTATTTTTATTTCTTTTTCTTTTTTTTTTCTTTTTATTAATTTTTTCCGGATATACGTCTTCACTAGAGGTTGAATCCCTTTTTTCTAATGATGGTGAAGATATACTATTATCCGCAGATATAGCACTATCAGGTACTATAGCATCTGATGGAGAAGTTATTTTATCAATTTGATTATCTAAACCCACTTTATTTTCAGAATTTTTTATACTATTATTTTCAATAGCCTCTACGGCGTGAATTTCAGTAGTATTATCGACATTAGTTATTGTATCTATATAATTATTATTAATAATATAAAAATCTTCTGTTTTTTTTGTAAAGTGTTCAACAATATCGCCATCATTGTCTAAAATTTCTTTAGATTCAACGGAAATAGAGTCTTTTGTTTCGTCAATATTTGAAATTCTCTCGTCATTTGAGTGGGTTTGAGGATTGTATATAAACGATATAAACCAAGAAAGCATTGATAACATTCTACGTTATATTTAGATTTTTAATTAACAAAAGTATTTATGAAATATATGATGGAGTTGTATTATTTTGGAAAGTTGTATTATTTTGCGAAGTTGTATTATTTTGCGAAGTTGTATTATTTTGAAAATCAGATGTTGAACACCAATGCATTTCTGCTAAATGTATTAAATAAATTGGACGCAAATTAAAAATATCAGAAATAAAACCAGTAATCTGTTGTTTATTATTATTAATTGTTGAATAAATATTTATTTCTAGATTATACATTTCAGAAATTATTTTTAATATATATTCTGCTGGCATTTTTTCCCAATTTCCGTCACCTCCTATATATTTTATAAAATTATCCCAATTTTTTCCGAAACTATCATCCATATCTTGAAATAATTCTTTATAAGTCTTATTTAAGTATTCGATGAAAATATTTTCTCTTTGTTTTAAATACCAAACAACTGATTTTCGTAATCTAAAATAGTCAATACTTGGTAAATGATTTGCTATTGCATGAAACATACAATTACCATCTCTTGGAACATTTACAATTAATAAACCTTTTTCACGTAATTCGTCAATTATTCTGGGGGGAATTAAATCTTCATCCTCAATTAAAGACAAGCCAAGTATAACATCATTAATTATATCATCATCATCATTTGGATTTGTGTTTGTGTTTGTGTTTGTGTTTGGATTAATATTTTCTTTTTCATCATCATCTACCATTACATAATTTATATCTGGTTGTGAGATATTATTGAAATTATTTAATCTTGGGCACATTCTCTATTATATTAAAATATTTTCATATCCTTATAAAAATAAATACTATAATTAAATTTTAATAGAAGATGATGGGCAGGTATGTTGTTCTTGCCGTTATATCAACAAGAGCATTAAACTAATTTTGTTTATTAGCCATTTTATGAATACTAAACAAATTTATTATATTTTATAAAAAATAATCACTTTTACATTAAAATTATTTCATTGCATATAATTCATCAATTTCACCTTGAGTTAATACATCATTATAAACTCTTAAATCATCAATTGAGCCAGCATAATAATTACTATATACTGCATTAACATATGATACAGCGATTGTTGTTTGGGTTACTGCTAAATTAGTATTTCCGGGACCATTAACTGTGGAAGCAGATACATCAACTTTATCTACATAGATTTTCCATACTGATGAAATTCCGGCAATTGTACAAACAATATTATGCCAATTATTATCATTTACAGCACTTGAGCTTAAAAGAGATGTTTCAGCTCCTCCATTCTTTTCGAAAAGTTGAACTTTTCCCGCACTTAATTTAACTGCTCTTTCGACATTATTGGAACCACCGCCACCAAAACTAAATATTGTTCCAGCAGTATCAGTTGTTTTTATCCAAAAAGCAAATGACATTTTAGTAGTTGGCATATTAGTAACACTTCCAAGGGTATATTGGTTTGTTCCATTAAATACTAAACAACGGTCTCCGACAGCAGAAGTTGTTGATTTAGTTGCTGTAGCACTTGCTGGTTTATTTACACTGTGGACATTATCTTTCCAATCACCGACAACAGTTCCGGCTGTTTCTTCAAAGTCGTGCCATAAAACTAATTTTGAATATGCTCCTCCAGCAGTTGCTGATTCTAATTGTAAAGAAGCACAGGATTCGCCACGATATATTGTATCAGAACCATCGCCATCAAAACGAACATTAATACTATCAAAATTTTTATTTGGCCATGATCCAAATCTGCGTTGATAATAATTTACAGGATCATAATAACTAACGGATTGAATTGCTCCAACTTTTTTAATTTTTTTATCGTAAACTCTAACGCTAGCAGTCATGCTAGATTGATATGTGTAGGTATAAGACATTTTTATTGTATATATTTATTATAGATATAATAAAAAAAGTTACGGAAACTCTTTTTATTATATATATAATTCAGTGTATAATAATGAATATATAAGTTGTTTTATAAAATTATGGAGCTAATGCATATAGTTCTGCGATTTGTGCATTAGATAATGACGATGTATATAATCTGACATCATCAATTTGGAGGTCTTTTGCCCACCAATTCCATTCTGAATTTTTCCAAACAGAAGTTCCTAAGATAAAACTATTCCAAAGAGCCCATGCAAAACCACCAGTATTACTAAGTGTAGTTGTTTCTTTTAAAATATTGTCAACATAAATTTTTAGTAAATCGTTGGTAGTATTTCCTGTTTTTATGCATACTACGTGATGCCAATTATTATCATTATAATTTGTTCCTGAAGTAGTAACTGAATCAGGTGTTGTATCATCATTTCTACACCTAAAACTTAGATTATTATTTGGTCTTATATCAAGCCACCACCATCGATTGGCTGTATTAGTTCCATCAGCATTAAATGACCAAATTATAGAATTATGAGAAACATTATTTGCCTTAAACCATACTGATACAGAAAAAGGATCAGTTGAAGTGATACCAGCAACTCCCATTTTAGCATATCCTTGTGATGCTGTTGTTGTGGGACCAATATTTGGATTACTAAATTTAATACTACTAGAACCACTATCAGCACCTTCTGATGGGAATGTAATAAATGAAGATGCGTTATAAAGTGTAGCGGGATTAGCAGATTTTTCATCAGCGAGAGTAGTTCCACTTGTTTCTTCAATACGCCACCAAGAGTTAATATTGGAATAAGCGGAAGTTTGAGTTCCACTGAAAGATTTCATTCCATATAATTCATCAATTTCACCTTGAGTTAATACATTATTATAAACTCTTAAATCATCGATATCAGCAGTTAAGTAATTACTAAGGGCGTTATTAGTATAAGTTACACCAACAGTTGTTTTTTGAATTGGTAAATTAGTATTATTTGGACCATTTACAACACTTGCGGAAACATCAGTAGTATTTACGTATATTTTCCAGATTGATGCGATTCCCCCAATTGTACAAACAACATGTGTCCATGCGGCATTATTTACAGTATTCGTACTTAAAAGAGTTGATGTCTTTGATGCTCCATCAGTTTCATATAAATTGATTTTACCAGAACTTAATTTTACAGCTCTTTCTACAGGATGTGTAGTATGTCCACCAAAACTAAGAATAGTTGAATTAGTATCGCTTGTTTTAATCCAAAATGAGATTGACATTTTATCGCTTGGTATATTTGTAACACCACCAATAAGATATTGGTCTGTACCATTAAAATTTAAACAACCAGTACCAATAACACCGGTTTGTAATTTAGTTGGAGCACCACCAGAGGGTTTTCCTTCACCAAATACATTAAACATCCAATCACCAATAGTAGTTCCAGCTGTTTCTTCAAAACGATACCAAAGAACTAATTTATCATATGCTCCTCCTGCTGATGCGGATTCAAGTAATAAATAATTACATGATTCTCCAAAATATACAGTGTCTGAACCTTCTCCATCAAAACGAACAGTTATTTTATCAGTATTTACATTGGGCAATGAACCATATAATCTTTGATAATAAGTTACAGGGTCATAATATTCTACAGATTGAATTGCTCCTACTTTTTTTAATTTTTGATCAAAAACTCTAGAACCAGATAATAAAGTGGTTTGGTAAGAATAGGTAAATGACATTCTTATATTTTTATATATACTATATATACATAAATATAACAACAGAGTAAATATTTTAAAATTTATTTTTGCTCTGGAATTTCTTTTTGCCATGAAATTTCATTGATAAGAAGCGAAGATAATAAACCAGATAAAATAGCATTTATTTTATTGTCAAATCTACATAATAGTAAGCAAAGTAAACTAACATTTCTAAGTAAACTATCTAATTTAAAATTGCCATTATAAATTAGTGGAACAAAAACGACTAATGCGAACATTATTAAAGCAAATATTATGTAATATAATACAATACCAGATTCATATGCATGTACGATACTATAAATAAGGACTATTAAAATTAGAAGACTTATGATAGTTAATCCTACGATTGGTCTCCAATTTTTTTTAAATTCATTTAATGAATTTGCTTTCTTTTCTCCTTTTATTACAGATACGATTCCATCTGTTAATTTTTCTACTTCAGCTAATGATTTAAATTTTTGAAAAGCAAATGTTCCACCATAAAACATTAAAATAAATAATAATAAATTGGTTCCCTTATTAATAGAAAATGTATTGGTACAATTTCCAAAAATAAAAATAAAAACACAATGTAAAAGTATTAGTTTAATATCTTTTCCTATAATTTTATTTTGAAAGGATTTTCTTTCATTCGCCGAAGTAATATATGGATAAACTACTAATTTTTGAAGTATATATCCAGAACAAAAAACTATTATAAATATAATAATATTTACCAATTGTAATTTGAATGGATATTCTTCTGTAAAAATATTTTTAAGAGCATCATCTGTTGAATCTTCTTTTATTAGATCTATAAAATCTACTAAATAATCTCTACTATACATTCTAATTATATAATTTAGACATAGAAAAAAATTAAATTTCTAGTGTATTGTTATTAACTTGTGGAATTATTGTTTCTTCATTATTATTTTGTTTACACTCATCATTAATTTGTAATATAGATAGTCCTAGAGATAATACACTATTATCTTGCGTATTATCTTCTTTTATTAAAGATAAATTTTTATTATCAATATTGTCTGTATTATTATTCATAAGTTCTTCAGAATAATTATAATTATAATCAAAATTTATTTGTGATTTTTTTATTTTATCTTGATGACTATCTGAAATATTTTCGGTAGGAATCATATTAGCAAATGAACACATATATCCAACATTATTATTATGTGAAGTATAATTTATAAAAAAATTAATAATTTTGTTAGTATCTTTTCTTAAGTTAAAATATAATATATATGGAGTTATAATAAAACTAAATATTTCTTCTAGTAAAGAAAAAAATTTGATTTGAAAAAATTTAGAAAATTCTTGATAAGTATCGGTATGATATTCTTTATCTATCCAATTTTCTGGATAATAATGTGTATAAAGTGAAACCCTTTTTAATAAAACATCCGGTTTATATACCTTATCATCACCGGTTCTAATAAATTTACACAAACCAATTATTCCACCTAAAATACCTATATACCACAGAACACTTTTACCAGAAGTAACTTCATTAAAAAGAATATCTTCATCTTTAATACTTATTATTGTTAAAAATATTATGAAAGAACTAGCGATAAATAGTATAAATTGTTTTATCATAATACTAATTTTATTAGAAAAATGTGATATATATTTATTTGCATCATCATAACTCATATTCAATCGTTGCTCAAAAATATGTGGTAATTCATTATATTCGCGAAATTTCCATCTAGAATAATGCGAATATTGTCTTAAACCTAATAAATGGGGGTCTCTTCGATATTCTTCCGCATATTTGAAAAAAAAATATGTCAATTGAAATAATAAAATGAATGGGAGACAAGTTAAATTTATAATTGTCATTGTTAAAAATCTTTTTCTTAATTCATCTTGTAATTTATTTAAAGTTTCTGCGGAAAATGTTGAATTTGATGATTGTAGAAATTGTTTTTTTATTTGCGATTCGCTATCAAAAACAAAATTTGATATACATTTATGTATATTCCATTCTAAATATTTAGACAAAAATGAATATTTTCCATAAAAAGGAATATAAATATTTAAATCAAGAATATTTAAATCAATCATTGCAATAAAATAATTATTTTTACGCATAATACGATTGATTATATCAAGTTTATTTATTTTTGTAAATAATTTATTATCACTTATTTCAACAAGTTTATCAATTATAGTAGTCCATTTAGTAAATTTGATTTGAGAATCATCTATATTTAAATTGTTAGCATACCAATCTTTTACTTTTATTGTTCTTTTCATTTTGTTAATTAATCCAGATAACTTATAAATAAATATAAATGAAGTCATAATAATACAAATTATAGTAAAAAACGAAGCATTTTTTATGTTTGAAATTTGTATCGCTTTTCTTAAACTATGTTCGCTATATAAAGTATTGTAATCTATACATTCAAATAAAAATACTGAATATAATATTAGAAATAATAGTCCAAATATATTTAAAAGATTATCTATCAAAATACATAAAAATCCTTGTCCAAAATAATAATTATATATTTCTATCAAGAAATTATCATTTATTAAAATAGCATTATCAATAAACATTGATACATCCGGTGGTGTTGAAGGTCTATCATTATCGATTAATAAATGTGTATGACTATTTTCTAGCATAATGGTTTGTATTTAAAATAAATTATGAACATAATTCTTAATTGAGTTATTGTTTATTTTATTTAACTAACAAAATTATCTATATATAAGTTTATATAGATAATGGATATGTTTAAACAATTAGACAAAATTTTTAAAGAATTAGATAAAAGCAAACTTTTTTTATCAGTAATTTATCTTTTATATATTATTGGTGGTAAATATATTGAAGAACAAATCGGTGAGGGTTTAAAAGATGTTCTTAAACTTCCGTGGATGAAAGGAGTTTTGATATTTTGTGCATCATTTATTATTACTAAAAATTGCAAAATATCAGTTGGTGTTGCTGGAGTAGGATTTTTAATATTTAGATATCTTCTTCAGGAAGACAGTCGTTATTGTATTGTAAAAAAAAAAATATAATTTCATAAATGTTTATTTAATACTAAATATGTATGAAATTGTTATAAAATATACTATATAAAAGTTTATTTAAATTATTTATAATTCTTCATCATCATCATAAAGTTCTTCGTCATCATCATCATAAAGTTCTTCATCATCATCATCAAAAGCTTCAATATCATCAACATCACCCATATCTGGTTCTTCATCTTCTTCTTCAAAATCTTCTTCATCAAGAGATTCAAATGCTTCTTTTACTTCGGCATCAGCCCAGAGTCCATTAAGAACCATAAATACAACAGCACATACTAATGCTACTTGGACGTTCTTTTCAGCAATATAAGCTAATAAAAATACGTATAACATTCTGAAAATATCATTGGCAAGTAATTGTTTAACAAAGTTTGGTAAAGCAGGTCTTGCAAGACCGCCATATAGTACTAAGAATAAGGAAACCATTGTTCCTATATATTTGTTTTCTAATTGAGCAAGTAAATCGTTAAAAATTTTTGGTAAAGTCATTTGATTTTATATACTATATATAAAAGAAAAAATAATTTTTATAAAACTATATATTTAATTGTATTTATAATAAATTAACGTTATTATTATTATTATTTGAATTATTATTATTATTATTATTAAAATTTGGTTTTCCTTTTCCGGTTTCATTTCGACAAATTGGGCATTTATAACTATGTTTATTTAACCAAATATTAATACATTCTGTGTGAAATCCATGACCACAAGGCAATATAGTTAGCATTTCATCATTTTCATAAGGTCCCAAACAAATCGTACATTTTGTATGAATTCCCCTTTCTTTACATTCATTATTGTATTTTATTTTTTGTAAATTATTAAGTTGTTTTTCTTCCAAAACAACTGGAATATCTTCCATAGATCTTTCACTCTGATTTATTATACCAGACATCATATTTCTGAAATTTCTCATAGATGGATCTTGAAGTATTGGGGAATCAAGTAATCCAAAGAAATGATTTGAAGCACTTGAAGCACGGGGAGCATGTGGAACACGGGGAGCACGGGGAGGAAGTGGGAGATGTGAATGTATATGTGTATGATGTAAAGTACTAGAATCTGATAAACTATTATCCAAAGTAATAGATATTGGAGAACGACGATTAATACGTATTCTTCCATCCCGTGCTTCAAGATGATCTGTACTATTACTATTACTATTACTATTACTATTACTATTACTAGACTGACTTAATCGTGTAATAATTGGATTTGTATATGTAGAACTAAATACAGTAGATGGTGCTCGTGATGATAACATATATTCTTGTTGTTGTAATTGTAAGGCATATTGAAAATCTTCGTCATACTCATTGTCTTTACTTTCTTCATTATTTATATCATTTTCCTCATTATCATTTAATATTCTATCAACTCTATTTCGCGTTCTTACATAATGATTATTTCGTATTTGTCTTCCTAAATTACCTGTTTGAATATATTCCATATAATTACTTTCTAACATAGGAATATTGTTTTCAACTATATTTTCTTCATTATTTTCTTCATTATTTTCTTCATTATTTTCTTCATTATTTTCTTCTTCTATATTATTTTCATTGCTATCTTGATTCATTGGAGAATTGTCTATATCATTAACTACTCTATTTACCACATTAAGTAATGATGAAATAGCTGAATTATTTGAATTATTTCTGTTATTTCTGTTAAGAAAATCTTGATTTTCTATTAATTCTTGACTTAAACTATTAATTAAATCATTTAAAGGGTTTGCTTGTGGAATATTATTATTAGGTAATGCTGCTGAATTATTATCTAACATATTTCGTATCATATTTAACATTTCTACACTCCTATTTACATATATATCATCTCTATCATTTTGTACTTCTTCATTGTTAGTATTAGACATTGTATTTGAATTATTATTATTATTATTATTTCTATTTTCTATATCATTTGATGTCAATTCGTTATCAATATTTATATCATTCACGTCATTTATATCAATATCATTTACGTTATCTTCTATATTTATATTATTATTTACTTCATTTCGCTCCTCACTAGAATTATAATCTGGATTATTGTTTTCCATTTTATACTTTTAATATAGATATATATTTATAATAAATAACTTTTATATATACTTTTACTATATAACTTATATTGAAATAATTCATTATTTACAAATAATATAATAATTACATTCAAATTTTTTCGTTTCATTCCCCCTTATATACAATTATAATCATTTTATATTGTAATATAAATTATGTCAGAAACCGATAATAATGCTCAATTACTAGTTGGACCAAATTCAAGTTCAAGTTTAATAAGAAAGAATAGTAGTTTTTTAAGTAAAAAAATTACTTTAAGTGGAGATAATGATGGAGTTGGTTTACTATTAACAAATACAAGTGATACTTCTATAAAAAGTTTAGGAGGTGCTGATTTAGATGGTAAAATTGTCTGTCAATCAATTGAAGATGTTACAACATGTCAAGATGGTAGTAATACTACTACCCATGCATCTGTAGAATTACGCGGTGGATTACATGTAGCAAAGACATTAAATGTTTCAAAAAATTTATGTGTTGAAGGAACTATTTTAAACAGAGATATGGCAACTAAAAATAATTTAGTTTCTAGTGCTGAATACATATCATTAGATGCATTATATGCTAAAAAACTTTATTGTATTAATATTAATGGTTTTTCTAGTAATCCTCCAGAAGATGTTACACAAACAACTCTTAGTGGTAATGGTATTTTAGATATAGTAATTGTCAAAAATGTATATTGTCCTAATTTAAATGTATTAGAAGATCAAACTGTTGATGTAGGAATTTGTGGTGATTTAGATATTGATACTGTATTACATTATTATTTAGGTCCAAATTATACAGGAGAATATATATTAATAGACAATTTATATGTTGATATGATATATTGTCCACAAATATATACTGTTAGAGGAAGACCATTTGAAGCTGGTTTTGGGGGATTTGGTAATGCATCCGCAGGAACAAATCTTGGAACTTCCGCATATATTGGAGGAATACAATCATTTGATTCATGGAAATTTGATTTAGATAGTGAAACAAAAAGACTAAAATTACAACAATTTAATGGAGAACTTGATACTTATATAGATCCATTGAGTGAGCATAGAATATGGATATCTTATAGAGATTTTGATTTTCTAAATGGAAATTGGTCTGTAGTACGAGAAGAAGGAAATAATAATGCTATAAGTTATTTCTTACAAAAAACACCTTCTAATGAAATATCATATATTGTTTCAGATATTACTATGAATATTAAAGGAGCATTAACAAAAGGATTTTTCTTAAAAAATATATACATCTCATATGAAATTAGTGATCAAGAAATTGAAGCAATTGATGTAAATGTATCAAAAAAAGTATTCGATAGAGAAAATCCAAATGGAAGTAGCAGTTCCACTTACATTCCCTCTTCAAGTGATAATTTATCTGGAGGAACTCAAATTGGTAGTCATTATCGCTATGTTTCTTTTAGTCAAACAAATTATGCTAATTATCATCAAATTTTTACTCTTGAACTAGCATGTAATACTAAGACTAATAGTGTATTTAAATTTCATGGTTGTTTTATTGAATATGATAAAGATGAACAAATTATTTAAATTGAGATTCTGTTGAACCATGTTCTAAAGATTTAGTAACACATCCAACTATTGATAATACCTCATCTAATACTTCAGCACCACTCCATTTTTGATGTGTTAAAAGTTCCATTCCATCATTTCTTTCTTGTCTTTGAATATCCCTTACATATGCTAACATACCTTCTTTACTATATGCTTCGGCAAATCTTCTAGTCGCTAAACCATTTAAATGGAAACCAGCTAATGTAATAAATTGCCAACAATATCCATATGTTGCTAAAGTTTTAATAAATTCGCTAAACTCTTTATCATTCATTTGGGTATTATCCCAATTAAACGATGGAGATAAATTATATGATAAAAATACGTTAGGATGTTGTGCCAAAATTTGTTCTGATAACCATTTTGCCTTTTCAAGTGTTGGAGTACTAGTCTCACACCAAAGCATATCACAATAAGGAGAATAAGCGATTAAACGAGAAGCAGCAAATTCAAATCCTCCACGAATTTTATAAAATCCTTCTGGACTTCTTGATAAATCCCAATTCCAATCACATGTCTTATTTGTTTCTTTTTCTAATAGTTGTTGATTTTCAATGCTCCAAAAATTATATTTATTTAATGTTTCTTCACTTGGTGTTGTTAATAACATACAAGCAGCTTCATTGAATGTACATTCTACAATTTGATTATTTATTGTCATTTTACCCATAATAAATGGTTTATCTCTATTATCAAAATTACTGTTAATATATTGAGCACTTACAGCATCACTACGGGCAACTAAAATTAATTCACTTCCCATAATATCCGCTTGAAGACGACAAGCTTTAAGTCTTTTAATATGTTCGCTCGTTGATACAAGAACTTTTCCTCCCATATGACCACATTTTTTTGTTCCTGGACATTGATCTTCAATATGAATACCAGCAGCCCCTTTCTCAATAAACATTTTTGTTAATTTCATAATTGCTGTTGTACCACCATGTCCAGTATCCGCATCAGCAATAATAGGTCTATAATAGTCAATATTTGTGTCTGAACCATTGTATCTTTGTAATCTTTGTTTTTTATCATGAAATTGTTGAGCTTTGAAAATCTGATCTACTTTATTTGGAAGAGTATCCATTGGATAATCAGCTAAATCTGGACCAGGCTCATTATTTGTTGAAGCAGTTGAAGCAGATTGCCAACCACTTATATAAATTGTTTCTAAATATGGACACATATGAACTACCTGAACAGGATCTAAACAACCAAATGTAGAAGTACAAGTTCCATCTGCTTTATGCTTTGTTAATAAATTAAATAACTTTTTTGACATTACATTACTTACATATTGTGTTTGATAAGTTGAACGTAATTTCCAAACATCAATCGCCTTATAATCTCTATTATATCTACTAAATCGAGAACTATTCATCCATTGTTGAATAGACGAAATTTCATCTATTTCAGTTTTAGTTAATTCAATACTCATTATTTATATAATATAAATGATGAGTGTTGTTAAATACTTATTATATTGATATACTAATTTTTATATAAAATGCCTAATTTTGAAAAGCATCTATAATATTTTTATGTTTAGGATTACTGAAAAGAATTTTACGATTAGCATTCATTGCTTCATCTTTAATAATATTATTAAAAATACTATTACATGATTTTCCAGATAATCTTTGAATTATAAAAAATAAACTATAAATACCACATTCTGAACCACTAAATTGATGTTGTTTTTTATTTATTATTGTAACTGGAGATAAAACTTTAATATCTTTACATTGTTCTACTAATTTATTAATTAAATCAGTTATTTGTTGAGGTGGTTTGTCACCAGTTGAATCAAAAAAACATATAGTTTTGTCATTTAAATCAATAAACATCGAAATCCAATGCTCTCCGGGCATATCATGAGGATCTGTATTAAAAACAATTCCAATTCTTTTCTTTTCTTTTACTAAAGTTTTTAAATTTATTTGCCCAACTTCTGTTAAAATTTCATCAAAATCTATAGGAACTGGACCTAAAAATATAAAATCTGGATATTTTTCTTCATATTGATCCATAACATCAGCAATATCAATTGAACTTAACCAATCGTATTTCCCTTTTGGTGATGGGGGTTTAAAAAATTTTCTTATCAAAGTTTTTATCTCTTCACTACCTTGCCATCTATCATCATTTAAAATGCAAAAATCAATTGTATCATAATCTTTACAGAATTTATTACTTAAATCTTTTACTAAATCTTTTTTATTTTGAGTAAGTTTTATTTTTCCTATATTTGAATTTGTCTTAGTATTATATGCTCGGATTATTTTTCTTAATGCATCTGTAGTAAAACAAGAACTTTCATAAGCATTTGTTGGGGAACACATTTTTTTATTTTCAATAATAGGGTTAGTATTTCCCCCCTTTTGTTTATTTTTATTGATTCTTTTTCTTCTTTTAATAGGTTTACTTTTCTTTGTCTTATTTGTTTTCTTTATTTTAGGCATAATTAACTATTATATTATAATAGATATTTTAATACAATATAAATAATCTGTTTTTAAAATTGAGTTATATTATTTTTTAATATTAAATTAATATAAAAATTAAAATAATAAGTATAATTATTAAAATATACAATGCGAGTTATTAAAAGAAATGGAAAATTTGAGGATGTATCCTTCGATAAGGTAATCAGACGAATTCGTAATATCGCTGCTAATTGCGGTGGTCTAAATGGTGTAGAATTAGATGAAATTGCTCAAAAAATTTGTAGTCATATTTTTGATGGTGTAAAAACTTCTGAATTAGATGAACTTACGGGAAGACTTGCGGCATCAATGATAACTCATCATCCTGACTATGGCGTGTTAGCTTCACGTATTGTTATTTCAAATCATCAGAAAAATACCTTAAATACATTTTCTGATAAAATGATGTTATTATATCACAATACAGAATGTTTATCCAATGAATTTTATACTAATTTAAAAAAATATAAAAATCAAATTGATAAACATATTGATTATGATAGAGATTTCTCATATGATTATTTTGCTTTTAAAACTTTAGAAAAAGCTTATCTACTTAAAATTAAAAGTAAAATTATTGAAAGACCACAAGATATGCTTATGCGTGTATCTCTTTTCCTTCATGGTAATACCGGAATTGATAAAGTATTACAATGTTATAATTTCTTATCCAACAAATATTTTATTCATGCTACCCCTACTTTATTTCATGCTGGTTCTCCTAAATCTCAATTACTTTCTTGCTTTTTAATTGGAACCGAAGATAGTATTAAAGGTATTTATAAAACAATTACTGATTGTGCTCAAATTTCAAAATGGGCAGGTGGAATTGGAGTTCATGTATCAAATATTCGTGCTAGTAACAGTTTAATTCGTGGAACAAATGGAAGAAGTGATGGTATTATACCAATGCTTAAAGTTTATAATTCCACAGCTCTATTTGTAAATCAGAGCGGTAAAAGAGCTGGTAGTTTCGCTATATATCTCGAAACTTGGCACGCTGATATTTTTGAATTTTTAGATTTAAAGAAAACACATGGAGATATGGAAAAACGAGCTCTTGATTTATTTTATGCTATGTGGATTTCTGATTTATTTATGGAAAGAGTTGAAAAAGATGAAATGTGGTCTCTATTTTCACCAGATGAGGCAAAAGGATTAACTGATGTATATGGAGATGAATTTGAAGAATTATATGTAAAATATGAAAAAGAAGGAATTGCTCGTAAAACTGTTAATGCAAGAAAACTTTGGAATGCGATTTTGACTGCACAAATTGAAACTGGTACTCCTTATTTACTTTGTAAAGATGCTGCGAATAGAAAGACAAATCAAAAGAATTTAGGGACAATTAAGTCTAGTAATTTATGTGTTTCTCCTGAAACATTAATCCTTACTGATAAAGGTCATATGGAAATACAAGAATTAGAAGGACAAAATGTAAATGTCTGGAATGGTTTAGAATTTAGTAATACAAAAGTATTTAAAACAGGAATTAATCAAGAATTAATGGAAGTAACGTTTAGTGATGGATGTTCTTTAACTTGTACTCCATATCATAAATTTTATATTCAAGAAAAATATATTGGATATAAAAATAAAAAAGATATAATTAATCACAAAAATGTTAAAACTATTGAAGCACAACATTTAAAACCTGATATGAAACTCATTAAATGTGAATTTCCGGTTATTGACGGAAAAGAAGAGTTAAAATATGCGTATACTAATGGATTTTTCTCAGGTGATGGTACTTATGGTAATATAACCGAACATTCTGAAGTAAAATGCTCTTATAAATCATTAGATGAAAAATCTTTTTGTAAGAGGCATATAAAATATCAAAAAAGTAATGAAGTAAGTGAATACTGTAAAGGAATCTGTTATTCTAAAAAACCAAAAGTAACTTTATATGGGGAAAAAATGAAATTATTAGAACATCTTGATTATGATACTTGTGGTGAAATTAATAATAATAAATTGAATGTAACATTAAAAGTTTCTTTAAAAGATAAATTTTTTGTTCCAATTACAGGTTATACAATTAAGAGTAAAATGGAATGGTTTTCTGGATATGCTGATGCGGATGGTTGTATTTGTAATAACCAAGGAAATTGTTCTCTTCAAATAGTTTCAATTGAAAAAGATTTTCTATTAAATATAAAACTTATGTTACAAACTTGTGGAATTAACACTAAGATTTCAGAAAGTCGTCCAGAAAGAAAATCATATCTCCCCGATGGAAAAGGAGGACATAAATATTATAATTCAAAAAGAAATTGGCGTTTGTTAATGGCATCAAATGAATTACAAAAAATTATGGCTCTTGGTTTTAACCCTAAGAGATTAAAAATTCAAGTATCTGATATTCAACGAAATGCGACTAAATTTATAACAATTACTAATACAAAAAAATTAGAGCGGAAAGCAGATACATATTGCTTTACAGAAAGTAAAAGACATGCTGGTATTTTTAACGGTGTTATTGGATCGAACTGTGCCGAAATATTAGAATATTCCGATGATAAAGAATACGCCTGTTGTACACTTTCCTCGGTAGGTCTTCCAAAATTTGTTGAAGATGGAAAATTCAATTATGAAAAATTAATGGAAGTTGTTGAAATTATTGTTGACAATTTAAATATTGTTATTGATAAGAATTTTTATCCTGTACCTGAAACAGAATTATCAAATAAAAGACATAGACCATTAGGATTAGGAGTACAAGGATTAGCAGATACGTTTGTTTTACTTAGATATCCATTTGATTCCCCAGAGGCTAAACAATTAAATAATGATATTTTTGAATGTATCTATTACACTGCTTTAAGAAAATCTTGTGAATTATCAAAAAGAGATGGTCCTTACTCTACATTTAAAGGCTCACCTTTGTCTGAGGGAAAATTTCAATTTGATCTTTGGGATGAAGAACTTAAAAATATTTCATACAAAAGAACATTTGAAAAAACTAAATTATCTGATAAATATGACTGGGAAGGATTGAGAAAAGATATTATGGAACATGGTGTTAGAAATAGTTTATTACTTGCTATGATGCCTACTGCTTCTACTGGACAAATTTTAGGTAATACTGAATGTATTGAACCAATTACAAGTAATATCTATACAAGAGGAACTAGTTCTGGGACATTTGTTGTTGTTAATAAATTTTTAATTAATGATTTAATTAAAGAAAATCTCTGGTCACCTGAAATGAAAACAAAAATTATTAGAAATAGAGGAAGTATTCAAACTATTACTGAAATTCCTTTAGAATTAAGAAAACTTTATAAAACGTCTTGGGATCTTAAAATGAAAGTATTAATTGATATGGCTGCAGATAGAGCCAAGTATATCGATCAAACTCAAAGTATGAATTTGTTTATTGAAAATCCAACAATTCGTAAATTATCTAGTATGTATTTTTATGCATATAGAAAAGGGCTTAAAACTCTTGTCTATTACTTACGACAAAAATCACCGGCATTCGCACAACAATTTAGTGTTGAACCAGTTGTTACTAATAAAGAAACATTTGTTGAAGAAATTAAAGAAAAAGAAGAAAAAGAAAATACTTTCCTTAAAAAGGTTTTCCTTAAAGAGAAAAATAAAACTACTACTGCTACAAAATCTCTTGGAAAAGATGAAGAAGAATTAGAAGCAGTAAAACAACTAATGTGTTCAATTAAGAATGGACCAAATTGTGAATCGTGTAGTGGATAAATTATTGGGAGTATTAACATCAAAAAAATATAAAATTAGATAAGAATTTTATTTTAATATTAATTATAAATAAAAATGTTGTTTTCAATTACCTGGAAAATGTTTGATAATACTAAATTAGATTGCTATCGTGCTTTTATGGCAATGACACCAGAAGATGATGTAGCTGATGCTGGTAAAGGTGTAACAATTGTAGGTAGATGGCACACTATTGGAAATGGTTCTGGTGTATGTATTGCTGAAACAGATGATGTTGCTGCTTTAAATTCTTGGATGGTTAACTGGGCGGGTCTTTGTGATATTACTCTTAGTCCAGTCACTGATGACGCCACCACTCGTGCTGTTCTTAATGGTAAATTGGCTACTCCTGCAGCTTCTACCGAAGAAACTTCTGCTCAAACTACTTCTACTTAATTTTTTTTATTAGCAAATATACATTTATATTGAAAAATTATTTTTTAATATAAATATATAAATTTAGTTAAATTAAATGGATAAGAAACAACTTGGTCAGTTTTATACGACAAATTTTGATTATATTTTAGAAAATATTGAAATTAAAGATTTTAAGGATAGAATTTTTATAGAACCATTTGCTGGAAATAATGATTTGATTAAATGGGTAGAAAAAAAACAAGATGTAAAAATAAAAAAATTTGATATTGATCCAAAAGATGATGACACTATTAAACAAAATACTTTATTAAATCCACCTGATTATACGGATAAAGTAGTTATTACTAATCCGCCATATTTAGCAAAAAATAAATCAAAATCCAAAAATAATAAAATTTTATTTAAAAAATATAAACAATCTGATTTATACAGAATCTTTATATATCAATTAATTCAAGGAAAATGTTATGGGGGGGTGATTATAATACCTTTAAATTTTTTTTCTTCTTTACGAAAGCAAGATATTAAATTAAGAGCAAATTTTATACAAAAATATGATATAAATCAATTGAATATATTTGAAGAGCGAGTTTTTAGTGATACATCATATACTGTATGTTGTTTTAAATTTATTAGAAGTGATACAGAAAAAAAATCCAAAAAAGTAAAAACTACATTTTATCCAAAAAAAGAACATGAAATATTATTATTCCAAGATAAAAATGATTATTTAATTGGTGGTGATATTTATAAATTCGGAGAAAAAGAAAAAAAATATTTTATGATCGATAGATTGACTAAATCTAACAAAATAAATTATATAACAACAAATATATTTGCAAATTTATTAGATGGTGGAACTGATAATAGTAGAATAAAACTCACATATAAAAAAACACAATATATTGGAAATCAAAGTGATAGAGTTTTTGCGACAATTATTATTAAACCATTACAGAATATAGATAGATATCAAAATTTTTTGAATACAAAAGAAAATCAAATTAAAATAATTGAAGAATTTAATCAAATTTTTAATGAATATCGTGAAAAATATCATAGTCTTTTTTTATCTAATTATAGAGAATCTTCTAATGGAAATGGTCGTAAAAGATGTTCATTTGGATTATGTTATGGTTTAATTCGTCATATTTTATATAAAATACAAAATTAGAATTTATTTTTAATTTTTCTAAAAAAATAAGTTCTTTTAATAAAAGATTTTTTACTAATACTCTTAATCCAGAGTACTATAAATCAAAAAAAGTCTTTAATTTAGAAAAACAAAAAATATTTAATCGGAATTGGATACCAATTGGATATACAAGTGAATTAAATAATAATACAATCTTGGCAAAAAAATTCGGATAAAGTTAATCAAGAAGATATTGATATATGCGAAGAAGTACAAAAAGGAATGTATTGCCAGCATTATAAAACTGGTGTTTATGTTCCACAATATGAAAAGAATGTAGAAGTATTTCATGATATGATAAATACGAGTCTTGAAAGTTAACGAATTTCGATTTGTATATCATCATGATAATCAGTTTGTGTAGAATTATCTTGAGTTATTGTTTTTTTACCATATTTATAATAATATGCCATTATACCTGTAGAACAAGCATATCCAACATTTAGTATCAGTAATAATACTAATTTTAATACCGCTGAATATATCAGGAATAATACACTCAATGTTAACATTGCTCCTATATAAATAGCCGATACACCTTCAACTGATTTATACTTAATGTTGTGATATATTTGTGAAGCATTGGCTAATAGGGAAAGTATTAGTCCTATTAATCCAATTATAAAGGCTAATTCATTATCTGTATCGTTTGACATATATTTGATTTGATTAAATATTTTTATAATATTTAAATATAATATTCATTTTTAATTTTATAGAATTTGGTGTGAATTTTCATCCAAACTTTGTAAGCGATAATTTCTTATCCAATAACAAAATATTATTGAAACACATAGTAAATAACTACAATTTAGAGTTATTATCATTAATAATTGTAAATGAATTCCATACCACAAAAAAAATATTCCAATTAGTAATTCACATATAATATGTATTATGGACAAACCATCGGTTGTTCTATATTTAATCGTATGATATATCTGTGATATATCAGATATTAGGGATAATATATTTACTATTATTCCTAATATATTTCCAACATCATCTTCGGCAAATATCATTTAATTATTTATATAATTAAATATTTATATCATATTTTTGATTTAACAACCTTTGCATCCACCACCTGGTGCGGCACCAGGTCTAACATAACTTCCTGGATAACAACCACAACTTGCATTACAAGGACCTGGATGGGGATTTGAATGCCATGAAAATACTTTTCCGGTTCCATCAAAGTGTTCTACATTGTTAGTATTATTAACATAAGATTCTTGTTTTTGGTGTTGTTTATATAATAAAAATGCTCCTCCACATATTATTATTATGATAATGATATAGAATGTAGTCGATTTTTGTTTAAATAATTTTGAGAGATAATTGACCATTTTTTTAATGTATATCTAATAGTAACAAAATAATTATTGAGTGGTTTAGAATATTTATAATAAAAAAATAAAATTAATACTAATAATGATGTATATCTAAATATATTTTTTAATTTTATGCGATATCTAATTCTATCAATTTCAGTATTTAATTCTTCTTTTTTAAAATTTTCTATAAGTTTCATATATTGAAAGAAGGCGGCTAATTTTTTCATTTCATTATAATTATTTACATAATCTTGTTTATTTTTTTTCAATAACATTAATTTATATTTAATATTAATGATATCCATTTTATTATCAAAATATTTGTTGGATGGTAAATTTGTTTTTGGTTCCATTTTATATATATATAATACAAAAATTATATAGTATAATATGATAATTCACTTAAATAAATAAATATATAATAAATTATATACATAATATGGGCAATTTATTATCATACGTTACTTCTTCAAATAATCGAACTTATGGATGGAAAAGAGATTTACATGATTGTAGAGATCATATTCACAATTTTAATGATAACTTTGATAGTGTAATTGATTTATCACCAAATGGTCCTAAAGAAATATATGACCAAGGTCATTTAGGTTCTTGTACTGCAAATGCTATTGCCTATGCATATGAATATGATGAATATAAACAAAATGAAAGTAATAAGTTTACACCATCACGATTATTTATTTATTATAACGAACGAGAAATTGAAGGAAATATTAATACAGATTCTGGGGCAGAAATTAGAGATGGTATAAAAACAATTAGTAAAATTGGTGTATGTCCAGAAACTTTATGGCCATATGATATTACACAATTTACAGTTAAACCTAAGTATGAGTGTTATGAAATGGCTAAGCATCATAGAAGTATTCAATATAAACGTGTTTTACCTACACTTGAACAATTAAAATCTGGATTATCAAATGGATTTCCAATTGTATTTGGATTTATTGTATATGAATCATTTGAATCAGAAGAAACTGCTAAAACGGGTATAGTTAAAATGCCAGAGCAAAGTGAAAAAGTATTGGGAGGACATGCTGTAACTCTTGTTGGGTATGATGATACTAAAGGAACATTTAAGGTACGAAATTCGTGGTCAGCAAAATGGGGAGATAAGGGATATTGCTATTTTCCATATGATTATATAACTGACTCTAATTTATGTTCTGATTTTTGGACAGTTCAAAAAATAAATGATGATGAATAATTTTCTAGGTTTAAATATATATTAAGATGTTTTTAAAAATATTAAAGGATTTAATTATTACCATTATAATTCTTATAGTTTCTTTATATGGTTCTAAATATATAGTTGAGAATTTTAGCATGATTTTGAAATTTTTGAAAGGTAATTTTGAAAAAATTACTAAAACTATAACTGATAAAGTATCTCAAAAAGAAATAAAAAGTAAAAGTAAAAGTAAAATAAAGAATCAAACATTTCCAAATGCTGAGAAGGAAGCTCACGCATTATTTACATGTTTAAATAAATATCAAATTATTGATAATAATAAAAATATTATCTTTAACGAACTTCGTCATTTATTAAATCTAATGAATGTGACATCAACAGATGTTGCTAAAATAGCATCTGTTGGTATTGTAATGTCTGCTGGTGAAACATCTAGTGAAAAATTTAACAGAATTGATAATAATGAAAATAAATTTATATCAACTTCTGAAATGAAGGCAATGTTTTTACCATCAGATGTTGAAAAAGTTATGTTAGAAACTTGTGATACTAATTTTAGTGATGTTTTTACTG